ACCAGACGCACCTGCAAACACTACAGAACCCGCTGTGAACGCTGTAGCTGTGCCTGTGCCACCATTAGCAACAGGCAATGTACCTGATACTTGTGTGGTAAGAGATACTCCACTTAGCGTACCGCCTAGCGTAAGGTTTCCAGACGTTGTGACTGTGCCTGTCAGCGTGATTCCGTTGACTGTGCCTGTGCCGCCTACGCTTGTGACTGTGCCTAAGTTGCTTGTCTTGTTGTTAAACGTATTCCAATCTGTGCTTGTTAGGTATCCATTAACGGACGTTGTAGCCGCAGGCATTGCTATTGTTGGCGTTACACCACCGGACGATGTAATTGGGCTAGTTGCAGAAACGGAATTAACATAAGTGCCAGCAGGTTGTTTGTTATTAAACGTATTCCAATCGGTGCTTGTCAGATAGCCATTGACGCTAGTGGTAGCCGCTGCCATGCTGATTGCAGGAGTATTGCCACCAGAGCTAACAACGGGTGCTGTGCCTGTTACGCTAGTTACCGTACCACCGCTTGAGGGGGCGGTATTGGTAATCGTAAAGTTAGGGTAAGTGCCAGTCGTAGATATGCCTGTGCCAGCAGTCAATGATACCGTTTGGTCTGGTGCGGTGTTTGTAATGGTTAACGTGCCGCTAGTAGTAATTGGACTACCGCTTACAGAAATGCCTGTGCTTGCGGTAGCCGCAACGCTTGTAACTGTGCCAGAACCTTTACTGTTAAAAGTATTCCAATCGGTGCTAGTTAAATACCCATCTGTACTAGTGTTTGCCGCTGCCATTGCAATTGTTGGAGTCGTGCCACCTGTGCTTGTAACTGGGCTTGTTGCGCCTACAGACGTTACATAAGTGCCAGCAGGTTGCGCTCCAACGTCAGCAGCAGTTAGTACAACTGTACCCGTTTGACCGTTGACGCTTGTTACCGCATCGGTGTTGTCCACTTTCTGCCAGGCTGTGCCGTTAAACACCGCCCAATCGCCAACTACCCAATCAGATACACCGTCGAGGTTAGTAGAACCTGCTACAGATACAACGTAGTAATAGCCCTTTACACCGACACCAGACGCAAGGGTAGGGGTGTTTGTCGATGCGTTCCATGTGCCTTGATAGCTTAACGCCCCCAAAACAGCCGCAGGAAGCTCAGAGATTGGCACTTTACCGCCAGCATCAAGCGTAGCAACACCGTTTGCGACACCTGCGTTTAGCTCTGCTGCTGTGCCTAGACCTAAGATTGTGTGGTCAGCATTCCAATTACTAGGGCGAACAAGGGTTGCATCCACCGAATCAGGAACAGCACTTACAAATGGGTGTTTGACTGTTACGCTCATTGGTTGCCTCTAATAATCGTTCCCGCTGTGATGTCAACGCTTTGACTAGCAGCAATGCTTACCGTGTTTAGTATCAAATCCGCATTCACTAATCCAACAGAACCATCCATAATGACGGAGTTATTAGACTTAAAGATACGAAAAAAACTTGCTGTACCTGACGCTGCTGCGTTTGCTGGTGCTACAGAGCCAAGCGTCAGCGTACCGTCAACGTCTGTTCCAAACACCCCCGCAATTGGCATACTTACGAGAAGTACCTGCGTAGTAATCGCTGTATTCGCATTTGCAGGTTGCGTACCGCTGTAGAGATTGAATTGCGAGCCTGTGCCAGCATAGGTGATTAACCCCTCGTTTTGAGCGTGACGGGTAGCGTTTGAGTATTCAAGCATTATTGAACGACCTCTACGCCTGCTGCTTTACCGTCTGCCCCCCTAATAATCCTCTTGGGTGCAGCAAGCATCTGCATCACGCCATTTAGACGGTTTGACGTTTCGCCTTGCATATTAGCCATTTGACCTTGCATTTCAGCCATACGGTTCATAGCTTGCGCTACGTTATCGCCTAACTCAGCAACAATGTGTCTGCTTGCAGCTTCTTGAGCTTCCAGTAACGGCAAATCAAGCCCAGGGTTTGCACCGATCCGAGCAACCATGATCTTAGTAGACGCTTCAAGCTCTGCTTTCCATCGCTCGTAACGCTCTTTCATCTCGATTTCTTGTTGCTTAATCGCCATCTCATACTGTTGCTTTTGCTGCTCTAACTGAGCTGCATTTTGTTGCTTTTGCTGTTCCAATTGAGCAATATTTTGAGCTTTAAATTGCTCAATCTGCATATCAGTCTGCGCTCGCATCTGGTCAGCTTGTTGCTGCATCTGCATCTTGACCGTTTCTGGATCAGGTTGCGGAGGCTGTTGCGCTGCTTGCGCTTGCTTTTGCTTGAGTTGATCCATTGCTTGATCTATTGTGCCTTCAATCGGTTCTGCTTGCTTGTATGCAGAGATACCGAACTTAACCATATCTACAAGCATTGGTACAAGCTCTGGTGTCTGCTGTCCCATTGGTAACGCTTGCGACAAGAATCCACCCATCGCTTGCAGGAATTCAACCCTGTCCCGCTTGTGTTGGTTCTCGTCAATCTGCACCAGACTGTCTGCTGCGACTTCAATCCTGAAGTTACGCAACACTTTGTCTTTCAGTAGCATCAGCGCTTGCGGCACAAGTTGCTTATCCGCATCGCTCATCTGTTCCGCAGCAGCGTACTCGATGATTGTTTGCGGCTGAAACTTAGAGCAAATGATCTGCGCTTTAAGACGGATTAGCTCTGAGGCGAAAAGTGCAACGTCCTCCTGCATGGAGCGAAGTCGTAGACCTGCGTACTGTCCCTTGATTTGCTGGGCTGTCGCTGTTTCGCTTGCCGCAGTTTGACCACGAACAATGTCTGAAATACCCGTGATTTCATAGATTTGCTTCTTTATCTCGTCTCTTGCTCGATAGCACTGAATCAGCGCATTAGCAATGGTGTCAATAGGAAGTATGTCAATAGAACCTTTCAAACCGCCTTTTTCGCTAAAGCCCATCCACTTATCCACGGGTATCAGCGTGTTGTTGTCACCTTCGGTTAGCAGACGTTGCAAATTAGGTTGCGAAGCGTCGTATACACCACGAACTCGCAGAGCTTTAACCAGTCCGTCAATTCGGTCACTGAGAATGTCTAGCTCTTGTGCTTGGTCTTGATACAGCACGAAATCAGGAACGGGTACAAGCGTATCGCTCGTCATTGTTGCGTACAGCGGTTTTGCACAAGGGAAGAACCCTTCTAAGTCTAGCGGATCATCACGCTCGTCAATAATATGTCCTGCGTTCTTGCTAAACCAGTAGACCTTCTCTGTCTCTATGTCCCACAATTCGCAGATTTTTGCTCGTGTGAAATCACGGTTGTTTTGAGCGTATTGCTTGTTGCTCTCAGGGCCAGCGTCTAGCGGTATCTTGCCACCCACTTTTTCGCCAAATCGCTCAACCAGTGCTTCACGAGTCATGTAGACCCAGCGCCAGACTTGAGTGACTTCTTCCCATGTTCGAGCAACCGAGTGTCCAAAGTCTTTCCAATGGACGTAATCCGTCGGAGCGCATTCGTACTCGATTTCCTCTTGCGGTTCAGCTTCCATGCCAGCGCTGCCATCAAGCGCACTAGCATTGCCCTCGTTACCTGCGCCAATCCCCGTCTCTTTGTCAACGTCCTCAGTTACCTGATACCCGTCCTCTGGCATATCTTGAGCGACAACGTGCGGTTCATAACGCACCCAAGCTACGCCACGACCACCGAGGAATCTATCCTCAACAGCATGACGCATTGCGCTACGGAAGTCCGAATAGTGCTCAATCTCAAAGTCTAAAGAGCGTTCAATAAGCTGCGAAGCAACACGACCAACGGGATCATTGTCCCCGAAGCGCCGATTCACAGCAGCTTTTGGTAAGCGAGCGTATACAGCAGGAATCAACGTCTGTACGTTAGACCAGAGAATGTTGAACTTTGCTGTCTCGTTTGTGTTTTGGTTACGGTTGTCATCACGATAGCGCTTTACTATCTTGTTAGACCGAGCTTCCCACTTCTTAAACTCATTGTCGTATTGGGCAATGATATTCAAATACTTTTGAATGCCTTTTAGAGCTTCCATTTAGAACCTCTTAGCTGAATAGTCCAACCGCAACGACTGTTACACCTGCGCCTGTGGTGACTTTCCAACCAGAAGTCAAAGAAGCCATGTTTAGCTCGATGTCAACAACTCCAACGCCAGAACCAATCAAAGCTGGCACAATTGGTATCGCTGTTGCACCGTCAGTTAGCGTGACTGTTGAAGTCGCTGCTGTGTTAACAGTAACGATTAGACGATGCAGATAATCACCTGCTGCGCCAGAAGCGCCAAGCATTTGCGTTGTTTGACTGGCTGCTACTGTTTCGTATTGGTATCCATAATCACGCTGTACACCACTCATAATCTTTTACTCCGAGTTGTTGTGTGGATTGACCACATATCATTCAATGTAACTGTGTTTTCTGGGCCAACAATCAACGGTTTTACAACGTCTGGTAGCTTCACTTTGGGTTCTAAACGCCAAACTACCGCCATCATCCTGAAAGCATCTGCTGGGTGTGATGTCCAGTCATGTCTTGGACTAGCCCTAAATGCTTTCTTATCTTCGTCGTATTCCCGCTGATACTGTCTCAGAGCTTCAAGTCCATCCGAGCATTTAGTTTTGTCGAACCAACACATCGGAAGGCATTGCCGTACTGCTTGAATCCCATCTTGTACGCCCAAGTCAGGCACAATCGCCATGTTGTTTATACCAAGGTGTTCCGCTAATTGCTCAATAACCGATTTGCCCTGCGC